GCATTATTTCAACCAACCCAAGTTATCTAATGAATTCTGCACAGACAGGAGAACATGTTCTTCCAGTGGCATTAACTGGTCGAGTGCCTTGTCAAGTTCAAGGACCTGTTCGCAAAGGCGATGTCTTGGTGGCATCTGCAATTCCTGGAGTGGCACAACGCATTGGCATGAATTGGCAACCTGGATGCATATTGGGCAAATCCATGCAAGTGATTGACTCTGCACAAATTCAAATAATTGAAGTAGCCGTGGGCAGGACCTAATGGACGCCAGGTATAGATCAGACTATGCTGGCGAATTTGTAATATTAGAAACCAAATGGTCTGGCGGTAAAAAATCAGAAACACGCGAATGGATTCCAAATCCCATTGAAAATCATCATCTCAGTGGTCGTGCAGCCTGCATTGGCAGCAACATAGATCGTGGTCACTTTGATTATACACGTCTACAACGTCACCGAGGCGGCCTACTAGGCAGTAAAAAATTACAGACCTATGGCACCGGAGAAATTGCCCACGAAATGCGCCTGGACTTTACTGTAGAAACCAATTCAGATAACCTGCTTAAAATTTTACAAAGCAATTATCAAACCAGTAATATTGTGTACACCAGTCCACGCCATTGTATCGCTCACCCGGGAGAGTTTTATCTAATTCCTTTTCGCCCTAGATTGATTGATCTGGCCACTGCAATATATCTTGCGGCCTTTGATGGTCATAAAGAAATATTCATGCTGGGTTACACAGATGAAACAGCCGGTGGGCATAATGAATGGATTCAACAAATTACCAACATATTTTCTGCATACGCAGGTACTAAATTTTATCTAGTAGGAGAATCTACTCGCATGCCCGATGCCTGGGTCAATCGTGCCAACACGCAGACCATGACCTATCGTGACTGGATTGGCTATTGTGATGTGTGAATACTGGATTCGATAATCTGTATTTTGTTTTGCACTGCTTCAAAATTCACAGTTGACCAAAGACCCGGATGCATGGGTCGTGGCCAGGTTCCTGAATCAATCCAGGCATAGCCAAGATGTTCGTGATTGAGTGCCGGAACAAATTCGCGTTCTACACTGCAATAAAAAGTATGATAAGCAAATCCACTATCTGTTGTGGTGAATTTTTCAATGGGTATTAATCGCATGAAATCAGGAACAAATCCCAATTCTTCTCGGCACTCTCTAAACATTGCATCCATTAGACTTTCACCTGACTCAATGCGACCGCCCGGTAATCCCCAAGACCCGGGATGTTTGGGATCAGCTCGCATGAGATAAAGATAGCGACTGGTATCTACAGCGTAGAACCAAACTCCCACTGCATTTATAGAACTAGACTCCATGATCCTCCAGAGTATAGTCCTTGATAACTCTTGACCCATGCAGTGCCGGTCCAGCGATATTGTAGTTCTGTTGTGAGATTGGTAACATACTGTATATTATCCAGACTTGAAGTTGAGTCAAAAGAAACTTGCCACTGTGAACCATCGTATTCTACAATGTCATTGGCATTGGCCACCAAAGGTTGGCCACCTGTGCCTTGCCAGGCATCTGGATTGGTTGACCCAGGGTTATTGTATGATCCTGTGGCCTGTGTAAAAAGGTACCGTTGTCCTGCAGCGGCCACAGCCAGTCCAAGACCGGGACCACTCAGCAACGGATCAATCACTGCTGTGATTGGATCCAACGTATTGCCAGGAACAGTGCCTTCGTTGACTGTAAACAACAAGAATCGATCATCGGTTGGGTCATAGGCCACAGTACCAGTTACGTCTGTGCCATCTGGTTGTTCCAAAGTAACATAACTGATTCCAGGTCTTAGAGTTCCGTACATACCGACCACACTGGGCCATAATAAATTGCTGGAAGGACTGTCAGGCGGTGTCAAACTTTCATTGGGTTCGTCTATGACCTGTTGTTCGCGCAGGGCCTGTAGCTTTCCATTGATTAATAAGATTTGGTAGCCATATGGTGTAAATCGTTGACGTGTGCCCAGCAATAAATCACTGTCAGTTAGAGCATTGGTAAGATCACCTTGTGCATCGTACACACTGGCAATGATTCGTTCGACCACGCCCAACTTCTTGACCTTGGCCGGCGGAGTGATCCACATGGGCAAGGTAAATGTCAAGGTAGCAACGTCGATAGGATTGCCAGCATCAATAGGAATAGTTCTGTTACTCCAACGACTGTCTTTGAGGTACAACACAGTCAAACTGGTCCAGTCAATGTAGTTGTCGGTGCTTTGTATTTCCAGGCCAGGGTTAAACAAAGTTAAAATCTGTTCCAACAACTGCATTTTTTGATTGGTGTTACTAGTCCAGATGTCAAGATTTATGGTCATTTCATATGGCACAGGCATGGCACGTTCAATGGTAAATGCGTTGCCTTGCGTGGTTTCGTAGGTGTCTGTGGCTGTGTCATAGGTACGTTGTCTTACTCTGATGTTGTCCACAAAATATGGTTCCTGCATCCTGGGACGATCATATTTTAGATCAGTGATATAAAAGGTCATCAAGGGTGTGCTCGGCATGTCATTGGCTGAATTGTTCTGCAATATGGTCTGGGCCTGGCGACTGGAATCACCGTAGCGTACCGGCACACGAATCAACGTATCAGACTCAGGATCAAACCCTGGCCCTTGTCCAGCTTGATTTGGTCCGTAAGCAACATCAAAATTGCTGAACACCCGAGCAAACTGTAACAAGAATCGACGTATCTGACCGTCATAAAAAAATTGTGCCATTATCGTCCTGGAGGTCTTGGGTTGGCAGGTGTAATATTGCCACCTTGGTCACCGTTGTCGGGTGCAATTTCTAGTATCTTACTGAGACTCTGGCGACTTGGTATATTACCAATATCGGTTGTGGGCACAGTATAAGTGTTGTTGACAAAGCTGGCTCGTTGTGTGAGTGCTTCAGCAGCATAATCAAGATCGGTCCTGACATTGTCGGTGATGGCCACCCAGGCTCGTCCATCATATCTAAACAGGCGATTGGGAAAATAATCCAATCTCAAACAGTAATTGCCCAGCACAGGAGTAGGCGGAAATTGCACGCCCGGAGTCACAGGCAATCCGTTGGGTGCATGTGTTGACCCTGTAAGATATCCTTGAGCATATCCAAATCCATTGGGCGTAATACCTTCACCGGTCTGTGTGCCGTCCACTGTGTTGGTGGTGTTGTCAGCGGTGAGTCCAGCACTAGCAGGTTCACCATTGGGACCAGTTGGTAAAATATAAAATTTAACATTGTCATAGCCACTCAGCGGCACATCTTCATAGGCTTGTGTGAGTATGGCGTCGTTGATCTGCAGATCTTTAGGTCTGGTTGTTTGCTTGTCGCCCACAGTGTTGGGAGTGGTCACCGGGGTCCAATAGGCTGTGTTGCCAATATCAGTGCCAGGCGGAACGTTTTGACTTGCTGTGTAGTAGGTGCCACCGTTGTTGACCACTTCACCAGCAGGATAAAAATTACCCGAATCCCAGATGTTTTCTGGCATAAACGGTTGGTTAATAATTTGGCTGTATTCTTGAGCATTGACCATGGGTGTGGCCTTGATGCGCCACAGGTGTGGTTGCCAGGTCTGACTAAACCCTTCTGAAGCAAAATTGGCATCTTGTATTACATAATATCTGGGCAGTGCCCTGACCAAGCTGGTATCCAAAGGATGATAATCTTTTAGGTTAGGAACTTCAATCACATCTCCTGACATGAGTTTGCGACCCAGGGTATCAATCATGTTGTTGTAGTGAAACGTAACAAACAAAGTGTCGCCATTTAGGAACAAACCAAATTGTGTAAGATCAAAATCTACATCTTGTGTGCGATACACACCGCGCATGACGAACACATCGGGCGCATAAACTCTATCGCGATTTTCCAACAGCAACAAATCTTCAATAAACAAAGGATTGGTGCTGTTATAGTTGGGAATTGTTGCGTCATTGTTGCCGTTGTCTGTGCCAGCACCTTGTGGACCCAGGTACTTGTGTACGAAAATGTCAAGTCCGCCAACTGTGTACATTTCTGATATGGTACGATCCAAAAATTGATAATCATTGGTTCTATTAGGACGATAGAGCGATAAGCGTGGCATAGTCATGTATTTATGGGTTAGATTGACTAGTAATTCAAAAGCCGGTATAATTACAAAATGGACGAATTATTCCAACGCTTGGATTCTGCAGAACATGCTATTGCCGCAGTTAAAAACAAGGTGGCCCGCCGTGACCTGCTGAAAATGGTAAAAGGTGTGGATCAAGCCATTGTGGCCGCAGACATGGAAAGTGTAGAATGTCGTAGGTTACATCGAGAAACTGTCCGTTATCGTGAGCTGGTAACACAAGTGGCCAATCGATTGACCAATTTAGAACAACACATAACCTTTGCCAACCTACTTGGTTGACCTTGACCAAACTTTACTATACAATAAACACTATGGCCAAATCAAACGAAATCAAAAGACTTAACCCCAAGGGTGCTGAAACCAAATATGTGGGGCACGAACCTGAGTGGAAATTTCAACCCACAGAAGAAAATCGCATCAGCAGTTTGGCCAATGCGTTCCAGTGGTATAACTATCACTATGGCAAAAAAGATGCCAAAGAAATGCTGTGCCATTACCTGGAGCACAACGGGCGCAAAGTAGATGCCAAAACCATGCGTGGTATTCCGGATAGTCAAATCAGACTCACACCAGCCTGGGTTTGTCGCATGACATTGTTGGGTTTGGCGCTCAACGAGCACGAACAGGGCATTGTTGACGAACAAATTAGTGCCATGCTCAAGGCCAAACAAGAAATTAAAAAAGCCCAAACAGAAGTTGATGCCGATGCGGTCGTGGCAAAGTTAACCATCCAAGATCATCTGCGTGAAAAAATTTCAGAGTGTTGTGGCGAACTTGAAGGCATGTTTGATGACTTTGTTACAACCGGTGCCAAAATGAGTGCAGACTTTAAACCTATTGCGTTGATGCGTGGTATGAATGTTAGTCCCAACATGATCGGTACAGTATCGGCTGTTTGGGAATTACGACTGAGTGAATTCAATGAAGTATTAGCCGGTGAAGATGCCGACCTGGTTGAAGGCTACAGTCATCTTACAAAACTACAACTTAAAAACTGTGTCAAATTTTGTGAGACCGTGATCAACGACTGCAACAGTTATGTTCAATTGAAAAAAGTAGAACGTAAACCTCGTGCCAAGAAAGCTGTAAGTCCAGAAAAGATCACACGCAAATTTAAATTCCTGCGAGAGTTCGACGAGCTCAAACTCAAATCAGAACCAGTGACCAAACTGGTTGGTGCTACGGAAGCATGGTTGTATGACACTGCCAAACGCAAACTGATTCATGTCATGTCTGACAGCCACATTGGTACTTTCACAGTCAAAGGTAGTGCAATTGCAGGATTTGATACTTTGGCAACTGTGCAAAAAACACTACGCAAACCCGCTGAACAGATCCGAGCAGTTACAGGTGGTGGCAAACCAGCGGCTCGTAAAGCATTTACTGAAATCAAGGCAACAGAAACTAAGTTTAATGGTCGCGGCAACGATAACCTGATCATACTCTGGGCTTGGTAGTGCTATAAATATTAGATGAGATATCCATACTACTGGCCTGACGAACACCCCAACGACCCAAGAATTTTTA